TCAGAGGCGCCTAAACGCGCTCTGGAGCCAAATGCTGACTCACCGCCTCTTCCAATATCACCAGCTCTAGCGGCTATATCTTGTTTTGCCCCAGCTTCCATAATATCGTCTATCGTTTGTTGTACGACTCTATCTTCAAAAGGATTGTAAAATCTGTCAGTCATGCCTTGGTCATAACCGCCTATGGTCCCTCTCAATATGTCAGCCGACTCACCCAAACCTCTTTGTAGCGCCCCTACGCCGCCTCTAGTCGCTTCTAAGCCTTGTCTAGCAAGATCTCTTGTTCTACCAAACCCACTTTGTAAAGCCTCTAAACCACGTCCAAAAGCGCCCTCAGCGCCACTTATGAAACGATCTTGGATGCCAACACCTTGTCTGGCCAGTTCTTGAGCTCTGAGTTGATCTGGAGAAAAACCAGCTACTTGTTCTTCTATTACTACTGGCTTGCCTTCTTCATCAAAGAAAACCTTTTCGGCAGCTCGCATAGCGCCTGGTATAAATCCACCTTCCCCGCCAACACCAAATAATAATTGTTCTGTTAAAGGATCTAATCCTGTAGCCACCTGTTTTACGCTAGGCACAAAAGGCATATCCTCTCTTGGTGCTGGTGGAGGTGTGTATGCCGGAGGTGCTACTGGCGCTGGTGTTGTTACAGATGGTACCGGGTTAGGTAGTTGCACTGTCGGAAGATCGACAGCGGGCGTATTTTGTGGTGCGGTAGCTTCTAAACTACCAAGCATTGGAGCTGGTGCTGGTGTAGTAACCTCTGGAATTATACTAGGTGAAGGCATCTGTGGAGTAATACCAGCTGCTAATAAATTAGCATTAACCTCTTCCATGTTCATCTGAGGTATTTGCACAGTTTGTCCATTTGGCAAAGTGATAGTTTGCATAGGCAAGATTGAACCTATACCATTCTTAATCATTGGTAATTGTCCTCTTATCATATCTTATGAGGGTTGTGCTTGGCCGCTAAAAGTGTCCATAACCTTATACATAACGTCCATGCCTCTCTCCCTATCCTCTTCTAAACTTGGTACTAAGTTAATGATACCGCCTGGTTCTGTTTTCATTTCATAAGAACCTGCGCCCCTTACTGCTCTTGCCGTCATTACAAACTCTCCGTCTGATAGCATAGCTGGTATATCGTCACTTTTTTCTGTCCCTGGACCATTTATGTCACCATCCATTCTAGGAAACTGGCTCGGATCCATTTCTCCGCCGTCTTGCATAGCTACGGCTCCGCCTTGTGCGTAAGCCATAATCGGACCACCGCCCATCATAGCCATCATAGGTCCAATGCCTTTGCTTTTAGTTTCTTGTTTAGGCATCAAAGATTGTATAACTCTTTTTCTTGCGTTTGATTTTTCTAATATTGTGTTAGGCGTGTCTCCGGGTTTAGGCATGTAAGTACGCATTACAAAGTCTAGTTCATCATCTGTAATCACAGCTCCGGATTCAACACGCAATAATGCACCAGCAAAATCGTTTGCTGCTTTTTCAAAATCCAAAACTCTTTCGGATCTAAACATATCTTCTATCGATTCTGGCAACAGAGCTTGTATCATGGTATCTCTCATGCCGCCTGGAGGTAATACCCTTGCAGCTACAGCGCCCGTTTCTCTTTGCGTGGGAACCAATGCATCTATTTTCTCGTCTGCCATTTTCATGCGCGTAGCAAAACCTTTCATTCTGTTAGCCATTTCTCCGCCGTCTTGCATACCTCTAGCCATACCGCCCTCTAATTCTTCTATAGCGCCGCCCAAAGCCGCTTGTCTTGGTTGTCCGCCTGATAATACAGGCAAAGTGCCTTCTGGCAATAAACCAAACTCAACCGGATTAGGTCGTGCTTGTCCCATTCTTCTAGCTATCTCAGCTTCTATGTTGTATCTGCCTGTAGGACTCATGGTTGTTAATGGTGTCAAGGCTACGCCTTTTTGTTTTTTAGCGTCTTCATAAGCTAATTTACCTAAACCACCAGCTAAGGCACCGATGCCAGCTAATTTAGCAAAGTTGCCAAAACCGCCGTCAGCTCCACCGCCTAAAATGTTACTTAAAATATTATTTCTTTGCTGAACGGGTTTGCCTTCTGCATCATACAACTGTTGTTGTGGCTGGCCGCCTATCAAACCTAAATTACGAAGTAATCCTTTTTCATCTTGCCCTGGTAATATAAATTCCTTTGCTCTGCCCAAAATACCGCCCCCTGTAATTTCTCCGGTTTCTGGATTGAAGTCTGGGGTTCTGAATAAACCACCAATTCCTCTTCTTATGCTTGGGCCTAAATTGCCCCCAAATATACCCTTTGCTCCCTCTGCTGGATTAAAAAACTTGCCTATGCCACCAGCACCACCCGCGCCACCTAACAAAGCAGATCCAGCGCCGCCCAGGGCCGCACCTTTTAGCGCACCCTTGATTCCGCCACCACCGATAGCTCCTCCGATACCACCTATCAAGGCTGCTGAGGCACCACCAGTGAAAGGAGCTGCGATTAAACCAGCGTATGGCGCTACCTTTTTGACTACCTTTTTTAAACCTCTAGCGAGTTTCTTGAGGAAAAACTGCTGTAATCCGGTGCCAGGATTAAGTGAACCTATGCCTCCAACTACAGCTTCTTCCGGGTTAATACCCTCTGCTTTAAATTTATTTTCTACTGTCGTGGCAAACTTATCATCATCCAAAAACTCAGGAGGTAAGATAACTTCACCGAGACGAACGTGAGCAAGTTCAGTATCTTCTTCTAAACCTTGCGCTCTTAGCTCCTGAGCTAACGGGCCCAGAGGAGCGGACTCCAACGCTGCCTCTTGTTTGAGCAATCTACTTAATGTATCACGATCTTCTGCTGTTAATTCTGGTGTTGGCAGTTCCGCGAAGGCCGGAGTGCCTCCGATCTCTCTTCCCCTTAACATGCCTTTTTTTACTTCACCTTCCGGTCTTAGCTCCATTGGCATGAATGGATTTATTGTCATGCCCTCTGGTATAGGTGATCCATCCATCATGGTGGGAGTTGTTGGTTCTTTAGGCTGTAGCAATCTCTCTTGAAAAGACAAGGGATTATTGGTCCCCTGCATGGATTGTTTAATACTTGGTAATTTATATACTGCTCTTAAACTGTCTTCTAATGCACTCATGGTGTACTCACTGTTACTGTTCCTAAACTCATTGTAGCAGACAATCCAGTAGGGTAAGTTTGATGTTCGTAAAGATTTCTAAACTCTGTCCCGTCAAACCCCTGGTGAACCTCTGTTGTGGAGTTAAATATAATCGCTCCGGTAGCAAATTGCAATTCGCTGATCTCTGTGGAATTGAATATTTGTATGGCGTTTGGATCTACAGATCCTAAATTAAGCTCTAGTATTCTTACAAGTCTGTTGAAGGTATCAGCGTTTACTGTATCACCCTGGGCAAAAGGTAATCTTGTCTGTAGTAATTTACTCATCTATCTCCTACCAGACGGCTGTACTTCAACTCTTGTGTTACCCAACCTCCATTTGTAATTTTTGCGGTTTACCTCACTATTATCGTCGTCTGATTCAAACCGCAAAACAAACTGCCTTGCTCTGGTTCTTAGAGAGCTAAATGTGCTCGAAGCTGTAATTTGTGAGGTTGAATCTGTTGATAAGGTAAGATTATTAAAATCTCTTCTTTTCACAACTACGTTTATGGTTGCATCTTGGCTCGTGCCTATGTCATTAACGAAAAGTATATCCGGCAGTATTTTTTTCAAAAACACAAAGTTATCACCATCCGATATATCAATATCAGCAGACTCCACGAACACTCCATCCATTGCGCTCTGGTCGTCATTAAATCCTTTTTCATGTTCATATATGAATTTAGTTGATGATGCCTCACCTCCAGCTACAGGTTTATCTAAAACACCAGCTGCTAACCAACTGTATCTTTCTAAGGATCCAACGCTCCAAGATTGTTCCTCATAGTTATATATGACGTATCTGGATATTTCTGTCTCGTTATCAGTCAATGAAGGATAAAAAAACCAAACCTCAGAAAACTCCTCATTTAATCCAGCAAAGCACTTGAAGGCCTGTCCTTCATCAAGATCTGAGAAGACGTGATCTTGCACGGAACAAGGTATTTTTTGGACGGCTCCGTTATAAAAGTAAAAGCCTTTTTTAGACATATAAAAAACACCTCGCGGTGAATTGACCGCTGCTTTAGGACCAATCAATCCAGCACCTTCATTGATAAGATTGATAGCAAAAGTTAAAGGTGGTCCTATAAAATTCATCGAGTACAAAGAGGTATCTGTCCAAATCAACACCTCTTGTCTAGCTTTTAATCCACCGATTATTGAAGAACCAGAGGAGAGTCTCAAAGATCCAGCTGTATTTGTTGTGAGAGGTTCAAACTCTAACTCGTTTTCTTGATCGCTAAACGCCACTAACATAGGATCAACGGATCCTGTCCTTGATCCACTACTAATCGGATCCGCACCTAAAACAATCAAGTGCCTATCTGTTTCAGAAGTTATAACCTGTAAACCTACTGTGGGCACTAAATTAGCTCCCGTAATACCTGATAAAGTTACAGCTCTTGTTGACGTACCATCGTTTTCCTTCCATCTAAATATGCCACCGCCTCGTACATTGATGATTAGATCTTCTCCAAAATTATCGTGTGTCCATAAACGTAATTGATTAGAGGCAGATAAAGATGTAGATGAACCCCAGCCGCCAGCTCCCCATGTACCAACACCCCAGCCTGTAGAAGATACAAAAACATCTAATCCTGAGTTTACTTGATATACGGCATCTGTCGCAGATCCGCCATTACCTGAGTCACTTGCATTAGCAGTAACAGTCGAGCCAGACGTGTCTTTTGCAGTTATAGTGTATGTGTTCGTAGCGGTTACTGTATCTATTTGATACTCTTGGTTTAAGACTGCCGCAGTTACGTTACCGCCCAAAGAGACAGCACTTGAAAATGTGACAAAATCACCATTTACCGCACCATGACTTGCATCTGTTACTGTAATTGTTGACGATCCATTAGTGGCTGCAAATGTAGCCGCATTAGTTGTGGTTTTTCTTATTGGAGTTACGTCGTTATAGTTGCCGCCCTCTTCTATATAGTATTTATTAGTAGTGCCTATACCAAGATACTTACGGCCTTCTAATGAGATCCATGAATGTAGAGCCCTGGCTGAACCTATTATTGAATTAGGTGAAAACTTCTCCCATCCACCTATTTTTTCGACACGACCTTTACGAAATCTAATTTTGTCGCCATCTACCCATCCACCCTCATTCGAGTAATCGGTTTCCTCCTTGTTGATTCCTGGTCTAAAATTTAATTTGGTTAGAGGCATAGTTAGATTCTAACATATCCTAATACGCTCTAAGCCAATCTGATAATGGCTCCAGTTGCTGTT